CTTTTACTTGTTTATTGCCTGTAACTACTGTGCCTTCCATGATTGCCTGTTTTTTTGCTGTAGTAGAAGATTTGTCTTCCATTACTGCTGGTAGATATTTGTCAAATGCTGTGTGCAATTTTTCAGTTTGCACTGACTCTAATAGTTCAGACATAATTTCCTTTTTGTCTTTACCTAATGGAGCCAATAACTCATTCATCACTGCAACACGTTTTGCAGAATCTTTGGCTTTAGCAATTTCTTGTTCCTTAGATTCAACTAGAGTGGTCTTCTCTGTGATGGTTTTCTTAGCCTCTGCTAACTGCTCTTCTTTTTCTGCAACGATTTTCATTAACTTCGCAGTTTCTGATTTTTCGTTTAGATAAGAATTGCTGTATTCATTAGCAAATGCTTCGAATAGTTTTCTACCGAAGTTATTTTCACGTGCTGATTGAATGTCTTCTTTCAACTGTGAAATCTCTTCAGCAAGTTTCTTACTTACAGTTTCCTTAACAATGTCTGCTGACTTAGCAACAAACTTTGCTTTGACTTCTGCAAATTTTTCTTTGGCTTCTTTTACAAGTTTTACCTTGGTTTCTGCCAAATCTTTTTTGTCTTCTGCAAACTCATTGATTTCTTTTGCAAGTTGCTTAACAACAAAGTCTTCCAATTTTGAAAAGTTTTCGCTGACCTTAGCACGGTCTTCGTGTAACTCTCCAATTTCTTTAGTCAACTGCTTGAGCATAAACTCTTGCAGTTTTTCAGAATGCTCACCGATCTTCTTCTTATATTCAACTCTTGCTTCAGCAAGTGCTTTCTTATCTTCAGCAATCTCAGCAATTTCTGATTCTAAACGCTCGGAAACCATTTTGTCAATCGCTTCGACCATGTTCTGCTTATCATGTTCGTAACGCTTTGCAAATTCCTCACGGAGTTCAGCAGTAACAGTGTCTTTGTTTTCCTTCACCTTTTGATTCCATGCTTCTTGTAAGTCAGAACGAACTTCCTCACCTAGTAAGCCTGTTTCAAAAAGTTTATTAAACATATCACTCATTGGCTTCTCCTTTGTTACTGCAAGCCTTTTATGACTCGTAGCATCTGTTCTTTAAGATACTTTTGTGCTTTAGCATCTTTCGATACTTCGTGCGCCGCCCTAATCGCACTATAACCACCTCTTGTGTTCATGAAGTGTTCATAGATTGGTGTTGGGTAAGCACCTGGTGCACTTGGTTGTGCTACCACATCTACTGTGATAATCTCAAATCCATTAACTTCTCCAGTGGATTCGTTAACTTCACCTGCTCCACGTGAACTGACTCCCAGTTTCACACCTGATTCCAACATGGTTTTTACAAGATTGCCCATTGGGGTTGGCAAAATTTTCATTTTACCAAACCCGTTGGGTCCATCCATCCACATATCTGTAATCATATGCGATACACGATCTAAATTGACCTTTAAATCATCTGGGTGATCAACTTCACCTAGTACAGAGTAACCGCCGTCGATCTGATCCTTGAGTGTCTTAACAGCGTTGCCTATCTCGGAGACAGGGTAGATACGCTGGTTTGCGTTTTTAACACCACCCTGAATACAAATGCCTTTTAAATAAAGGTTTTTGTTTTCCCCTTCACCTTGGGACTCAAGGGTGACTTTCGCCTGATCGAACGTAAGATGTTCTCTTAAGTATGCCATAATGGCTAACTCCTAATTACTCAGCACTCTTTGGTGCAGATGCTTTCTTAAAAGTGTCTCCGGCTTTTGAACCTGGTTCATTCTCGAAAGATTTTCCCATGTCTTTTGGCTTTTGAGCACTACCGCCCTTTTCTTCACCACCTTCGCCAATACCGTGTGCTTTAGCATCGTTAGGTGCTTTAGCATTTTTCGCTACTGGTGATGCAGTGTTATCAGAACCTTCGGAATTTTTAGGAGCAGAAACCTTTTCGACATATTCTCTCATGGTTTCGCCAGCGGATTTAACTTCTTTTGCTTCCTCTACAGTGTCATCGTCAGTATCTTCTTCAGATGCTTCGTATGTCATTGCTTCCTCTTCGGCTTCTTCTGATTCTTCTTCACCTTCTTCTTCACCTTCGTCCTCATCGCCTTCACCTTTGTCGCCCATCATGGCTTCAAATTCTGCTTTAAGGTCGTCTAGTGCGTCTTCAAGGTCTACAACACGGTCTTCGATGTCATCATGTTCTTCTTCATGATCATCCATTTTACCGTCATCGTTGAAATCCATATCGCCTTCTTCGTCTGCTTCGTCGCTTACATCTTTCATCATCATGTCTGTAGCATCGCCGCCGACTTCTTCGACTGATTCTTCTTCAAAGTTTTCTTCAACTTTGTCTTCTTTTTCTGATTCTTCAGTTGCTTCTTCAACTTCGTCTTCTTTAGACTCTTCAGTTGCTTCTTCAACTTCTTCATCTTTTTCCTCAGACTCAATTAGTCCTTGGTAAATTTCTTTTGATTTCTCAACCACGATATCGTGGAAAAGTTCTTCTGCTTTCTCTTTGTCTTCGTTGACAAGAAGATCAAGCAGTTGTTCAAATTTGCTTGTATCTGACATTGTATTATCTCCTTTTATTCATGTTTATAGGCAAGGCTGTCCATTGTATTTACGAAAAAACCACTTTTACCAGTAGAAATAGGTGAATTTTTAGCATTTTTGACAAAATGCCTACTTTCTAAGGTGTACATCAAACTCTTCGTAGTCAATATTACGTATATTTGCATAGTTATTTAACTGGGCAGGACAAAAGTCTCCCACTTTAATTACCCTAAAAAACTGTGTGTCGGGGTTGTTTTTGACTACATTTTCTGTTTGTCTTAACCAATTTCCATAGTATGTTGCAGGTTCTTTGGATTTTTTATAGTTTTGTGTATCTGCATATATGTTATTAAACTGTTTACCATCATTTAATCCCATATAATCAAATCCTAAAATATAAATCTTTTTGTGATTATCCTTGGCGGATTTGTATAAGGCGGTAGGTCCACTGCTCCAACCCTTGCTGGGTTGGAAATAGTTTAAGTTTGTGTAGTTTTTATAACCATTGTTAAAGTTTGTCCAGACCACATGATTATGATGATATCCATCTTGTACAATTTCATGTACCATTTTAGGATCAACTGCTATCAGCACATCTGGTTCAAAATGCCTGTAGATAGCATTGCAGGCATAGATAGTGCCTTTGCCACGCAGTCTTTCTAAATCAAAATGTTGTCTTGAGGTACCGTTACCTAATACGAATGCTATGTCCATAGCATTATTTAAACGGTTTTATTAAAGGCTGGTTTCTTCTTGAACAGGTTGACCGTACATCATCTGAATAAATTCAAGTTCTTTGGCTTGTTCTATTTCTCTTGCTTCAGATGTGCGTCTAATATCATTGATTTGTTTCAATGACAGTCTTGTTTTTCTTGTGTCCGTTGGTTTGACCACAGAAATGTCTCTTTGAGCATCATAACGTCTATCATCCTCAAAGTTTTTTCCGTTTTTATCAAAATAAAAAAATTCTTTTAACAGCATAAGTTTATTTACCTTAGGTTGTTCCTCCACCAATGGGTGGTAATCCTTCTCCGCCCGTGTCTTCTGGTGGTTCTGGAGCCTCTGCACCTGGTTCAGTTGTGCCTAGGGTGTCAAGGTCACTTTGTATTCCACCTGGAGTAACTCCCGCTCCACGCATTTCTGTACCAGCACTTATATTATTGATTGTTTCGGAACTGTTTTCTTCTCTCCACAGTGATTCGTTTTCTGCTAATTCTTCTTGGCTTAGGCCTAAGAAACGTTTAAGTGCAAATCGTTTGCTCATATATGGTACTTCCTGTAATGAAGCAAATGTGTTTACACGAGCATTATCCATTTCACTTTGTCTGTATGCGGCAAAGTTCATTGGTGGATTCATTTGTAAGTCAAATAAATTATTGTCAATGTTAACGCCTTTGGCGTTTAGATACATTTTAAATTCTCTATCAAACACCCAACTGATTAAACTCTGCAATCTTTCGCAATACTTGTTAAATCTTAATTCTTGAATATATGCTGTTCCAACCCTACCATCATTGTATTGTGCGGCACTGTCGTCAGCACCTGTTGGTAGATAAGAACTTGGAATACGTAAACCACGGAATAACTTGTTGGTGAAATATTTTAAGTCGTCAATTTCGCCCAAATTAGTACCGCCAGGTAGTGTTTCTACTTTGGAACCACGTCCTTCCGCTGTTGTTGGAAAGAAATAGTCCTCATTAATTGATAGTGGATTAAAACTAGCGTCAATAACATTAGTACCACCGCCTGTTGAACTTGGAATTCTACGTTGATGAATTTCATTTTTAATTCTTTCAACGAATCCCATAGCAAGGTGAGTAGGCATGTTACCTACATCGATGTAAAATACTCTTCTTTCCGGTGCTCTTTGCACACGGTAGATAATAATTGCATCTTCAAGTAATTCTTTCTGCTTATAAACCTTGAAAACACTTTCTAATAAACTGTTACCAAACGGAAAGTTTCTATCTAGTCCTTCACTTAGTGAAAGATGAACAACGTGTTCTGCT